TAATGGTTTGCGTTTGGATTGGATGTTGCAGAACTGTGCAAAGTTTGGGTTCAGTTGGGAAGTTCAATCCGAGCCATGGCATATCCGCTATGTATGTGGGGAAGATATTCCGCAAGCAGTACTAGATTTCGAAGCGAAAGTTAAACCTGCATAATGGATGGCGGGTGGGCTTTAATACTGTCGGCTGTTGTCACAGCGGTCGGTGGAATTATTGTTACTGTCATCGCATTGTTTCGTAAAGAGAATCAGGAAGACCATGCTGTTGTTGCTGGTATGTTGCAACACGTGTTCAGTAGCATGGGTAGGGTTGAAATTAAAGTTGATAAGGTTTCTGACCGTTTAGAAAGCCACGTCAAAGAACATACAAAGTAGTGCTTTTAACAATCTATATTCCCACGTTTAACAGACTTGATATCGGTCCATGTTTGGAGTCGATAGTTCCGCAACTTGTTGATGGGGTTGAATTGATTGTCAGCGACAACGACCCTAATGGTTTTGCTGAATCGTTCGCCCGAAAGTTTCCGCAGGTTCAGTACAGTAAAAGGTTGAAGAACATTGATGGGGACCCGAACGTGTTTCGTGGGGTTACGCAAGGTAGTGGTAAATATGTTTGGGTTTTTGGTGACGATGACACAATGTTGCCTGGAACTATTGAGATGCTGTTGCCAATGTTGGATGGTGTTGGTCGGGTGTTGCATTGGACTCCGAACAGTCGTGAAGTGAATGAAGGATTCTTAGGAAAGATGTGCGACTATATGAATAGTCTTAACGATAAATCTATTCTTGTTGCTTCGACAACGATTACGTCTACGGTCTGGCGTAGGGATGCAATGAATCTTGATTTGGGGTTAAACAAATTGGATACAAGATATCCTTTGGCTTGGGCTGGGTTAACCATAGACACCATCAAGGTGATGCCAGTACCGACAATTACTGTCGGCTACATTCATCAAGACAACTATTTCACGTACTTCCCGTTGGTGATGGATGAATATATTCGGGCATGGAGTAATGCCGTGGGTGCGAAACCAATAGACTTTTCAAGTCAAGCAAATAAATGGAATTTTGTGAGTGTTTCACTTGAGAAAAGTAGATGATAATATGCCGACAGCATTCTGCAACAAATGTAACACCCTTGTTACTTTTCAACCTAACAAAACTATTGGATGCCGTTGCGACCCAGACGCCCCAACATGGATAGCCTATAAACCTGACGGAAAACTAATGGCTTTCAGTCACGCAAATTATTCGGAAACAACCGACTAACAATTCGTTTACCTGCTATCTTGTCAAGTCCTATGACAAAAGAAACGCTATACAATATAAGGAAATTCTTGGTAAAAGCAAGGGTCGCCAGCCACTCCGAAGAACAAGAATTCTTTGAAGCACTCAACGCTTTAGACCACCTAATCAACGCAACTAAACCCTCACCCCGTTACACCCAACAAGTAAACTGATGCTATGACCGAAGGGTACAAACATACGATGGTGCTACTGGTATGGCATGACGCCCATTCGGTATCAACAGGGTGGATGCCAACAACAGACATCGAACCTGAACCCGCTGTCGTACACTCTGTAGGTTGGCTGTTACCTGACGCCAAACCGAACCACATTGTTATCGCCCAATCCTATATCGAAGATTCGTCAGACCACATTCTTGCTATCCCGTTGAAGATGATTGAGCAAATAAAAATCTTGTCTTAGGGGTTGACAGCCACCCCAATCTGCTATACAGTATTACAAGTATCAACTACGAGAAGGGAAACATATGAACATCACGTTACAACGCATAACAAAACCCACACACGGGGAACAAGACTGGCTAGACCTCAGATTCTGGGATGACAAGAAACGTAAACGGGTATCCGCGTCAGCGGTCGCCGCAATCTACGGGCTACATCCATTCGTGCCAGCAGACAAATATGCTGCTGAACTATTGGGTGACGTGCCACCATCGCCGATACCGCCGAACCCTGCAATGGAACGAGGGAACCGTCTAGAGCCGTTCGTGTTGCAATGGGCTGTAGATAAAACAGGTATCGCATATGTGACACCAGAAGAAATGTTTAGCGCAGAAACACCCGAAGGCGCACGGATGATAGCCACCCTCGACGGACTGTACGAGAACGGTGACGAACGATTGGTGCTAGAAATTAAAACGATGAGCCGTGAATGGGGTGGCGAACTGCCAGACTATTGGCGCATCCAAGGCATCCAGCAAGCCATCTGCGCCGACGTAGACCTCATCACATGGGCTGTGTTCGACTCAACAATGGTTCTCTACATCCATGAACAGAAGATATCTGACGAAGAAAAGCAGGAGCATTGCGACGCTGTAGCAAAATGGCTTACATCCATAGACCTTGGCATCACCCCAGACGGTGTGCATTGGTCATATGAAACGATTAGCACCCGCTACCAGAAGCCGACAGGCACATCTGTGGAACTGCCACCAACAGCATCAGAACTGGTAGAGCAACTGAAACACGTTAAGAAGGAATTGAAAGCATACACAGAAATGGAAGACAGATTAAAAGCAGAACTGTGCGACATGATAGGTGCGAACGAGTACGCCACCGTGAACGGCACAATCATCGCCACATGGAAAGGCAGAACATGGGCGAGCCTAGACATCAAAGCATTAAAAGCATTAGAACCAGCAATAGCAGAGAAATACAGTAAGAAAGTAACCAACAGAACACTTCTCTTGAAAGGGGAACGAGTATGAAACTAGAAGATATCCTCACCAAATATGCAGTACCAGACCCATCAATCGTAGGAAAACTACCGCGAGGTGGCATCCAACTTGACTTCGTAGGTCACGCAGAAATCAACCGCATCCTCATCGACATCGACCCGATGTGGTCATGGGAACCATGCGGATGGGATAACGGCAGACCAGCCATCCACGAAGCAAACGGCATGGCAGTCATGTGGGGCAAACTCACAATCCTTGACAAAACAATGTTGGGTGTCGGCTCGGTGCGTTCAGATAAACCTGACCTTGATAAAGAACTCATCGGCGATTTCCTACGCAACGCATCCATGCGCTTCGGTATCTGTCTGTCACTCTGGTCTAAATCAGAATGGGATGACAAGTCAGCAGTAGCGGGGAAGCCACACGCAGGCAAGGCTGTGGCTTCCACCGTGACTGACGACACGCAACCACTAACCAAAACACAGGTCAAACAGTTCGTTGATGCCTGCGAAAAAGCAGGGCTAACACCTAACGCAGTCGCACAAAAAGCAGGACTGGATTGGGCTGGACAAATCCTACAAAAAGACTTATCAACATTGCGTACAGCGTTCACAGAAATGAAAGGCGTAACCAATGGCTAACTATCGGACAGTAGACCCGACAGGTAAAACCCGTTCAACAGCCATAGTTGCTTTGCGTTTAACAACAGACCAAATGGAAGCAATCAAACAACTATGCAAGAAACGTGACGTCAGCAGAAGCCTTCTGTTCCGCCAACTATTAGCAGAGGAGTCGGCTCGTGTCAAAGGAACGCGCTAAAGGAACCAGTTTCGAAACGTTCATCGTGAACTATCTCATCCAGTTCTATCCTCATGTGGAACGGCGAACATTACACGGGATAAACGACAAAGGTGATATCGCTGGCACAGACCCGCGACTTGTTTGGGAATGCAAAAACCAAAAGGTTCTCAACTTCTCAACATGGTTACACGAAGCACAAGTTGAACGTGACAACGCTAACGCCGAACTTGGAATAGTTGTGGCGAAGCGTCGCAGTTACGGCAACCCAGCAGACCAGTATGCGGTCTTAAGACTTGAAGACTTGATGACCATTTTAAAGAAAGCAGGTTACTGATGGAAGACATAGCACGCGAACTGTACGAATGTTTAATGGAACGTATCTACGGTGCAGATGAATTTGTTCACAAACTTGGTGCGTCACCACGTGAACGTTCCGCATTGGATGGTTTCTTGAATCGTGGCTACGAGTCAGTCAAAACGAATGACTGATATCAAACGCACCGAAGGCTATGTCCCTTCGCATGACATCAACCCGCATGACTTCACAAAAGATTTAGCGTTCGGTCATCAAGGCGAAGAAATAGTTAAACAGTTTCTTGCAGATTTAAGTCAAGGTGCATTCGAAGTTAAGTACGACAGGTTCCGCAACGGAAGAATCTTTGTAGAGTTCGAACAGAACCCACGAAACGCAGGCTGGAAGCCATCTGGTATAGCAGTAACGACAGCGAAATGGTGGGTATATATGTTTGCACCCAACGCTTTCTGTATAATAGAACTCGGCAGATTAAAAAGATATTTGAGAGCAAACAAAAATAAACTCCAAATCAAAATCGCCGCACCCAACTCCGACAATCCAGCGAAAGGATTTCTCATATACCCAACAGAGGTAAACGAGTTGATGACCACATCCACATACGATTAGAGGATTAATGTTTAAACATATACTTGCCACCATGACAGGGTTACTGTTAGTCGGGGGGACTGTCTCAACAGCGAAAGCCCCACCACCCCGACCGATACAAGCAATGCAAGCAGTCAGTTACCAAGCAAGGGAAACAATATCTGAACCACCGATACCAGCCGACGCCCGACATCCAGAATGGTGGGCTTTGGCACGAGAAATCGGATGGGCGGAAGACCAGATGATGACCCTCGACTATGTGATACATCGTGAGTCACGAGGACAAACCAAAGCGTTCAACCCGTCTGACCCGAACGGTGGTAGCCGTTGCCTAATCCAAATCAACGGGTCATGGACACGATGGCTACGCGACCAAGGTGTCCTAACCAAAGCCGATGACCTGTACAACCCTCGTACGTGTCTTACGGCAGGGCTAACCATCTACCAGTACGGTATAGACCGTTACGGTTTTGGCTGGTCGCCGTGGGCTATCAAACGCCCCTGATATAGTGACTGTATGAAGGGAAGTAAACAAACACGATGGGTCTGTG